GTATCATTTGAACTACTACTTGCGGTGGGTGCTGTTCCTGAACTGGTAATCGCCAAGTTGGGGATTGTTTCTAAACCTGATTGTGCCTTTGGGAACTGAAGAAACTGCGTCTTCAAACTATCAAGTGTTATATCTGTAGCATTTGAAAATAAAGCACTATCAAAAATAGGTAAGTTCTCACTTGGAGGTGGATATGCCGACATTATATATAATTAAGGTGAGAAAATAATTCACTAACTTAATGCTATAAAGGTGAGATTACCACTTATAACATAACCAGCACTCCCTCCTGTGGTTATAACCAAGTAAATCGTATCAATTGAGGAAGTGAATGAACCGCTATTTAAAAAATAACTCAAGTTCCAATTACAATTTGTAAAAATAGCAGTTGCGGAGGTTGTGCCTGTTGTTTGAGAGTTCCATACTACAATAGTTCCTCCAGCAGTCCAACCAGCAACAGACCAAGCGAACCCTGCGTTTTGAACCCCACTAAAAGAAGTGCTTACACACCCAACAACGAGATATTTTTTATTAGGGGGAGGAAGACCACCAGTAAAATAAGCAGTAATATCCTTGTATCCTGAAGTGCTTGAAGAACACGATATACCTGAAAAGGACGCTGAATATGTAGAGGGTGTATAAGAAGTTCCGCTACTTGCGGAGGTTATTTGTCCTGCTGAATTGATTGTTATATTAGAGTTTGTATAACTTCCTGCGGTGGGTGCTGGTGAAGGTAATGAATAAGTTGTTCCATTTGTAGCAGAAGTAATTTGTCCGTATTGATTTACTACGACTGAAGAAGGAGTGGTATATGTTCCTGTTGGGACAGGAGAAAGAGGGGACAAAGCATTCGCTTTTACAAAGGCAGTCGTCGCTATGGTTGTATCATTTGAACTACTACTTGCGGTGGGTGCTGAACCTGAACTGGTAATCGCCAAGTTGGGGATTGTTTCTAAACCTGATTGAGCGAGTGGAAAGGTAAGGAACTTTGATTTCAAATTATCTATGGTTATATCTGTGTTGTTTCCAAACAAACCACTATCAAAAATAGGTAAGTTCTCACTTGGAGGTGGATATGCCGACATTATATATAATTAAGGAGAGATATTTTTTTTTAAAATCCTATGCTATTCTTATTAGTTGAATATAACTTGACCCTCCATTATCAAATATCCAAGTCCCAGTTGGAGTGTTTGTGGAAGTAAAACCTGAAGCACCTAACCATAGAGTAGTTGTTCCACCATTATACGGATAATTAGCAGGATTAATATACGAAGCAAAACTCCAAGTGATATTATATACTCCCCCTCCTGCTTGAGGAGAAGAGGGACAATTTTGAGTGTTTCCTATAGCATTCCAATCTATCTGTTGAACTGCTGTAGTAGAACCAACCAAACCAAATAAAAATCCATTATTCAAACTGCCCCCTGTGGTTGTTCTTATTACTATATTTATATTTATTTGATATGTTGCCCCTACTATGAGTGTTTGACCCAAATTAAAATTAGCAGAGGCAGGGTAAGCGGAGGTATTTGGTATTGTTGAAAGTGCTGGAGGATAAGCAGTAATAATAGTCCCTGCTACAGCAAGGGATTTAACATAGGCGGTGGTTGCTATTTTTGTAGAATTATCAGTAGAACTTTGCGTCGTAGCAGTTGAACCCTCCGCAAGTTGTTCTGCTCCTTGTGCTACAGGATAGTTTAATTTTCCTGCGAGAGCGGTGGTTAGGGTCGCTTGTGAAACTCCAGTATCATTTGTAGAAGGAAACTCGCTACTACTAAATATCGGTGTGATAAATGTTGGAGGTGGATAGGTCGCCATTACTATATAATTAAGCAGAGATAATAAAATGGGTTTTCTATTCAAATTATTATCTCCTCTTAATTTATACTTATATGCCTCGCAAGAAGAAAGAAGAAGACCCATTACCCTCGCAAGGAGGAGTTATTAATTGGTATGAGAAAATGCCGAAAGAGTTTTTAGATAAGGCAGAGAACCCAAACCACCACCTACACGGAATAGGTCTGCCTTTTCGTATGTGTGTGTCCGCCCCAAGTGGTAGTGGTAAGAGCAACTTTTTAGTCAATCTCATTCACTTATTTAGCACAGGTGGGAAGGGGACTTTCGCAGATATTACCATTATCACGAGAAACAAAGACGAACCTATCTATAACTATTTGACCTCCAAGTGCGACCAAATCATTATCAAGGAAGGATTACAGAACATTCCACCTTTGGATAAAATGGATAAAAAAGTTAATCACTTGGTTTGCTTTGACGACCTCATACTTGCGAAAGACCAATCTCAAATTATCAACTACTACATTCGTGCGAGAAAGTTAAACTGCTCTGTGGTGTATCTCTCGCAAAGTTTCTTTGATATTCCCAGCATTATCCGTAAGAACTGCTCCTATATGGTTTTCCTCAAAATAGGTGGTCTTCGTGAAATCAAAACCATTCTGCGTGATTTTGCTCTTAATTGCTCTAAACAACAACTAATCGGTATGTATGACTTTGCTACTGAAGAGAAACTCTCTCCATTCATTATTGATATTGAAGAGAAAGACCGCACTCACAAGTTCCGCAAGGGGTTCAATCAATATTTAAATCCTACTGACTATGGGGAAGACGAGGACGCAAAAGACAAGAATAAAAAATAATCTCACCCTTAATATATACTTTAGGAAATGTGCCGTCTTGCGGAGTGTAAATATATTGAGTTGATTGAATTGGATACAGGATATAAAATAGCAGTCCATTATGGTAAGGATAAGAAAGATAGATATAAAATACTTTGGATAGATTACTGGAGAGTGTAGAGTGTATAGTGTAGGGTGTCTTTTGATTAGATAGATTTTTTATTGCCTCTTGGATTTTGTTTTCTTTACAAAAAAAAATATACAATATTTACATTCTATATACAAATAAAATCGCACTATACACTATACACTACTACACTCTTTTTTTGTTTTTTTGATTTTTTGAAAATACAAACACAAATTACTTACCTTCTGCCTCACGCTTCGCCTTCTCCTTCTTTGCCTTTGCGATACGCTTCCTTTCCTTCTCCTGACGCTCCTGCTCGGCACGGATTTTCGCACACGCAATCTGCCTCTTCTCAAACTCCGCCTTCTGCTGTGCTTTGGACTGCTTTGCCTTGTTCGCCTTGCGAGTGAGTTCCTTCTCCTCGTCGCTTGAAGAACGACTTGAGGTGGAGGTTCTACTTGAAAGACCTTCCTCCGCAAGTTGGTCGGCAATCCTCTTGCGTTCCTCCTCCTCTGCGTCGTAGAACTCACGCTGAAGCAGAACCCATTTGAGGAACAGGTCTTTAACCTCGTGGTGTTCTTGGGCGACAAGGGTGGAGGTCGTGAGGCAAATATCCTCTACACTCGTGATAGAGCGACAGCGGATATGGCGACCAATACGCTCACCCACATAGCGGTCGGCAACTTCCAAGACACGAGTGCGAAGAGTGCTGACTGCTTGTAGGTTTGCCTCAAAGCGTTCCTTGACGGCGGTCATAGCAGGACTGAACTCCAAATTGGAGTGGAAGGAAGTCAAGAACCTACCCCATTCAGGGTTTTCTGCCTTGAGTTGTGCTTCGTAAGCGTTAAGTTGCTTCTTCACACTCTTCATACAATCCTCTTGGAAGTGTTCCTTCGCCTCTGTGTCGTTCTTGAGGACTTGGGTGCTGATAATGCCCTTCATTCTCGCAGGAATAACCTTTGAGTAATTACAGGAATTACAGCACTTTCCGTCTTCCGCAAGGGGGAATGGATTGTGTCCGTAGGGGCAGTCGCAGAGTTCTCCGCAAAGGCAACAGGTCGGTTTGGGGAGGAGGTCTTGAGTGCGTTGATACATTTCCTTTCCTGCCTTTCCAAAGAGGCGTGGGGGCATAGGTTTTCGCTGACTGATTGCCTCAAATACCCAATCACGCAGAGTTTCGTTCTCAAATGCGTAGGTGTATCCAGCAACCATTACTCCAAAGAGCATTAGCGACATAGACCCCATAGGATTTTTCTCTTGGTCTAACTCTCCGTCAGGGAGGCACACTTGGAGAACGCATACCCACCACTCCTTTCCGTCAGGTGTTTCCACCTTTCGGTTGTTGTAGTCGTAGCATTTGTTTCGTGGGTCTTTAATCCACACCTCCACTTGCTCCTTGAGTTCTTGGTAGTTAAAGACCCCTACCTTGCCCTTTGCCTCCACCCAAGTAAATCCTATGTCGGTAGGACTTTTAAGGCGTTGGTTTTGGGAATACTCGGTTTCAACTTGTTCTCTTGTAATAAAACTCATTTTGATTAATCAGTAGTCGCTGGTGTTGATATGCCTTCTACCTAAACAATAAAAAAGATTTCAATTTTTTATTGTTTTTTTGTTTTATTCTAAATTAGGGCAAAATAGGTCGCCTTGCGGAGGAGAAAAAAAATATACAATATATACAGGATATTTTTATCTTTTATCTTTTTTATTTTTTATTTTTTGAAATCAAAATGGGACTTACCTAATGTGCCTTTGCGAGTTCCTCTTTGGGTAGTTCAAAGCAAGGAATACCCTTCTTGAAAATGACGGAGTTGTAGGCGTAGAACAACATAGCGTCATTACACCAGTCCCTCCATTCTTTACTACTTACCTCGTAGTGGGCGTTCAGTTCTGCGTCCGTGTAGCGGTTGAGTTCTCGTAGGATACTTACCCAAACCTTCTTGCGGTCTTCTTCGTTTTGCCTCTCGGCACTCTTGCGGACGCTCTCAATCTCCTTTGCTGTGGATACGACCACATACTCCGCAAATCGTTTGCCTATTCCACTACACCAAATACCAATCTTCTTGGTAGAGGTGGGTTTCATAATAGGACAACCTTTAGCGATTGCCTCCTCACGAGTTAGGATATTATCCTGACCTATGGGGAAACTCTCAAACTTAACTGCTCCGTCGCTTTCACGAACAGAGGCAACCAAAAGACCCTTGTCTTCCTTCAATTCACTCATAGTTGGTGCGGTGGGAATAGTAGCAGACATTCTTAAGATAGTAATACAAATTGCGTTTATGTCCTTTAAATATAAACAATAAAAAACAAATCAATTTTTTAGGAATTGTTTATCAAATCCTTAATTAGGGCAAAATAAGGATACTTGCGGAGGAGAAAAAAATATACAATATATACAGGATATTTTTATCTTTTTATCAAAGTTTCTCTTTCCTTACCTTACGCCTCCTCGTCCTCGCTTTCCTCTTGGATTACTAATGCTTTGGGTTTGTTCTTTGCTCCTTTGGGTCGTCCGCCTCCACGCTTAATCTTGATAGTCCTGCGTTCCTCTTCAGGCAAAGTAATCACATTACTATCACCACAAAGGACGACTACATTCTGCGGTTCTTGCTCGTCCTCTCCAAAGATTTCCGCCATTAGTTCGTTGGTGTCCTCCTGCGACATTACAGGGACAGGCAAACGGAACGAGTGGAATGCCTCAATCCTCGCCTCCAAGTCGGCAGGTTGTTTGCGGAGCAAGTAATCACGCTGAATGACTTGACCTGCTTTAAAGAACTCGTGGTCGGTCGTCTTGGAGAACTTGTTGATTTTCAATCGTTCTGTAAGAACAAGACGAGAGGCAATCATTTTGGAGTTGTGAATGGTATTACAGCGGTCGCTACGGAGGTGCTTTGCTTTTCCCTTTTTCACAATCCAATTGTCGCACTTTTTACAGAAATAGTAGTTGGGGTCTTGGGATTTGTCTTGGACTTGTGCTGGTTCTGCCCTTGCTGGTCGCCCAGCGGAGGCGATTAGTTGAACGAACACCTCGTCCTCTTGGAAATCCTTACCGAAGTCGTGGAGTTGCTTCACAAGATTAGCAAACTCCAAATACTCGCCTTCAGTCATAGGGGTTGGGCGGTTTAATGCCTCAATCCTCTCAAATAGGGTTTGAAGTTTCTCGGCAAATGCCTTTCTCGCTTCATAAGTAGTTTTCATTCCACCGATAGTCGCCATTCTTTAGTATATGTCTTGCGTAGTGTTTATATTGTTTTTACATAAACATTAAAAAGATTTCAATTTTTTTTTCTTTTTTTGATTTATCTTAATTAGGGCAATTTAAGTCGCCTTGCGGAGGATAAAAAAAATATATACAATATTTACAGGATTTTTATAAGTTTTTAGATTTTAAGATTAGCGGTGGTCTGCGTCGTCCAACTCGTCAAGGAAATCGTGGAGTGATTTAAGTTGGTTCGCCTTATCCAAATACCCACTTTCGCAGAGGGGCATTTCAGGGTCTTCGGTTGCTTCTGTGAGTTTCTCCATAGCACCTGCGAGTTCTGCTTTGATTTTCTCTTTCGTCCTCAATTCCATACGGCGAATGTGGCGTTTTCCGTTGGGGCATACCTGTCCTTGCCGTTTGATTTTTGCGAGGACGATTACCTTAAGACCCTGATTGATATGTTTCAAAAAGCGAGGATAGGAGGCACAGCATTCACAATTGATTTCCGCAAGGTGTCCGTCAATCTCCTTGTCGTATTCCTCAATAGCGGTAAGTTGGTTTCGTAAGCAGTTAAGACACATTTCAGTAATATAATATGGTAGTATGTGTTTAGGTTCTTTTGAAATAAACAAATCAATTTTATTTTAAAAATATGATTAATGCTGATTTAGGGCAAAATAAAATATGGGTCTATAATATAATATGACTGCTTGGACGGAACATATCAAAGAGTTCGCAAAGACACACGGCATTACTTATGGCGTTGCTATGAAATCGCCTGAATGTAAATCCTCTTACAAAAAAGGAGGTGAAACTGCTCCTGCTCCTGCTCCTACGCAAGACGCACCCAAGAAACGAGGAAGACCCAAGAAGGTCGCCCCTGCGGAGGGTGATAATATTCAAATGGTTATTGCCGAGAAGAAACCAAGAGGCAGACCAAAGAAGGTTGTCGCCCCTGCGGAGGGTAAGGGTCTTTTGGAAGAATTAAAAAAGAGAGAATTGGGACTACCTAACAAGGCAATAGAAACAGCAAAAAAAGTAGTAGGAGATAGAAGAGAAAGAGAAATAGAAGAAAACAATAAAGTCCCAAACGCCTCTCCAAGACCTACAAAAGCAGGGGGTCGCAAAACACTCGCAGGTAAGGGTTTAGTATCCAAAAAAACTCTTAATAAACTGGTCGCCAAATTGAGAGCAGATATTAAATACCACAAAAGCGAGGGTCGTCCTGTGGATTATTTACAAGCGTGTATCAAAATGCTTCAGGGACATATGATAGGTGGTGCTGATATACAGCAAAAAGGTCTTTCCGCTCAAATTAGAACCTACTTACCAGCAGGAAACGAAGACCTTTACAAAGAATTATCTTTTATCGTCCATTCAGGAGATAGAAACCCACACGCTCACGGACACAATCCTTATGCTGACCCTACAAATACTTATGACGCTGTTGCGGAGAGTGCTGTTGAATATGCCGAGAACCTTGTTAAGGGCAAAACACACTTCAAAAAGGGTGTTGTTATTCCAAAAAAAAGAGTTGCTACTCCTCCTACTCCACCCTCCGCAAAGCGACTATCTCCTGAAATGGGGGCAACACACGCCACCGCAAGTGCGAGTGCCTTGAAGGGCGACGCTCCTGTTTTTGTTCCCAAAGAGTTTGTAAAAGGTAAGGGTCTTGCTACTATGCCGTCAGGTTCAAGGATTTATCCACTTACTTTAGGACAAGTAGCGAGATTAGCAAGAGGAATAAATTAAAAAATTGATTTAAACTTTTAGGCGAATACTATATAAACATTATCTCACACTATATTATAAGAAATGGAGCAACTACCAATTACAAACCGCCGTGATTATATGCGTGATTATCAGCGTCAGCGTTATAACGCCGACCTTGAGAAAGCGAGAGCATACCAGCAGTCCCTCAAACTCAAAAAGAGAATGAATATCAGCGACGCTATGTGGGACAAGTATAAGCACCACCTCGCCGATATTGTTAAACTTACAAAAATTATGGAACACCTACCAGCAGAACTCATACAGGAAGTCCTACAAAACCCTCCGCAAATCGTAGTGTAGAGGGGGTGTAGGAGTGTATAGTGTAGGGTGTCCCAAAGTTGGTATAGCAATTTTGATTTTGGATTTTTTTTTTGTAATCCCAACAAAAAAATCCGCTCGGTAAAAAAATCTATCTAATAAAAAAGCACCCTACACTATACACCCTACACTTTTAGAGCAAATTAAGAATAAACTAAAAAAAGAATAAAAAATTGATTTAATTATTTAGGTAAATATGATATAAACATTATCTTTGTATATTCTATAAGAATGAGATTTCTAACTAATTGGCGAATTAATTTAGCGAATGTTCCTGCGTATGTGGATTTCAACCAAGATTTCACAGAGCAGATTGATTATGCTTTGGCGACTTTGATTTTGGAAAGTCAGGACGAACGACTTGCCCCTGAAAGCAAGGAGGAGTTTAGGAAAATGGTTGCCCTGATTGACCGCCCCACAAATACCCTGCGAGTGAAATACAATCCTCGTTATGGTTTGGGTCGCAGGTATGCCGAGTGTCCTACTCCAACTTACGCAGACGGCAGACCCAATCCTGTCTTTGGAAAGTATTACTCTGCCCTGATTGCTATGCCTCGTGTCGTCAAAAACACGCTGTATCACTATCAGGGTTGGAGGGACTACGACCAAGTCAAGGGACACCCTACCCTGCTATTTGCTGTTGCGAAAAAGAACGGCAAACGCTTACCTGCCTATGAGGACTACTTGAAAGAGGGTCGCTTTGCGGAGATTGTTGCTGAATTGTCTGCGTTCTATTCTGCTGACCCTGAAAATACGCTCACCAAGCGTGATATTAAATGGTTATTCAACAAGACCATTTACGGAGGCGGAATTAGAGAATGGATTAAGGACATTCAAACTGGCGACCCCAAGAATGGCGACCCTCCACGAGAAATCAAGAACGGCGACCAAATCCACCCAATCTACCAAGCATTCCACAGGGATACGCAAAGCGTCATTTCGCTTGTGTATGAAAACAACCCTGACCTTGCTTTAAAGGTTTGTGGCGACATTCCTGATACAGAGGCGAACCTGTGGAAACGCAGAAACCGAGTAATGTCTTATTTCTGCGGTATTTTGGAGAACGAAATCACTTTCCAAGCATACAAATACGCCTATGCGAATGGTATGTGCGAGAAACGCAAGATTTCGTGGGGGTATGACGGATTTACCATTCCTCCTCCTCCTGCTTACTTTGACGAGGCATTCCACCTGAACGCCCTGAATGAATGGGTGCGTGAAAAGGTCGGTTTCGCTGAAATCACCTTTATCCGCAAGGAGTTTGAGGCAGAGGAAATCCTACAGGAATGCCTTGACCTCCGCAGGGCGACTGCCGACGCTGTTCCAGTTGTAGCAGAGGTGGTTGGGGAGGCAGTCGTAGAACCCCCTGAACCCAGCGACCAAGACGAGGCGTATTTGGCGTGGAAAGAAACCTTTGAACTGGACTGGTGTAAAATCAAGAATACCTCCTCTTTCATTCGTGAATACAAACAAGACGGCATTTTCGTCAAGTATGTTATTCAAAACAAGAAACAGGTTAGGGACGCTTACGAACACGAGAGTTATTCAAAAGAGGTGAATGGAAAGACAAAGAAAATGTCTTGTATCGCCACTTGGTTTGAGGACGATACTATGCGTTGTTATGACGAGGCACAGGTCTATCCTCCTCCGCTGGTTTGCCCTCCAAATGTCTTTAATCTGTGGCGACCCTTTGTCTTTGAGGGGCAACCCATTACAAATGACGACCCTGACTTTGATTTGGACGCTGTGAAACTCTTTGCCGAACACATAGAGATTATGTGTAATCACGAGCAACCTGTCTTTGATTATTTCGTATCTTGGGTCGCTCACTCTTTCCAGTTCCCAAGTATCAAACCTGAATGTGCCGTTTCACTTATCGGCAAACAGGGGACAGGCAAATCCACTATCACTACCACGCTGGGTCGTCTTATGGGTGCTGGTAAGAAACTGGAAACCTCTACTCCTGAAAGGGACTGCTGGGGTAATTTCAACGCTCCTATGACGAATGCCTATTTGGTGGTCTTGAGTGAAACCGACAAACGCAACTTGGGTGTGAATGGAGAAAAGCAACTCAAGAAACTCATTACAGACCACGCAAGGGACGGCGGTTATTTAATTAATCCCAAAGGCAAAGACCAGTTCGGTATTAACTCATTCCACCGAGTTATTCAGGATACAAATACCGCCGACCCTACTGCTACTGGTGAGGACGACCGCCGTAATCTCATTATCCGTTGTAGCGACGAGAAAAAATGCGACAAACCCTACTTTGACGCTCTCTATGAGGCACTTAACCGACCTAACGCCTTGCGGAGTATTTACTGGTCGTTTCGCACTATGGATATTAGTGCTTGGGATTTCCGCCAAATACCTACTACGCAGTATCACCAAACCATTATTGAGGGCAACCGCAATCCGCTTGAAATCTTTATGGAGTATTTCACTATCCAGCACCAAAACGCCGAGTATGTGGATTTGTATGGAAAAGACCTCCTTGCTATGTTCCGCACTTGGAAAGAGGCAAATGGGTATTCCTTTGGTGAGAAATTGAGTGAGGGCGGACTTGTAAAGAAAATCCTATTGGAACTCAATCTGCCTCAAAATGCGATTGAGAAACTTGCTCGTGGTTCAAAAGGGCAGAAACGCAGGTATTCCATTCCAGCACTCAAAGCACGACTGGGATTGACGACTGGACTACTCATTCAAATCGCTACGCAAGACAACCAAGACGGATTGGACGCTGTGGGAGAAACCGACGAGGAGATTGAAGGCGAGTATTAAATGACCCTCCGCAAGGCGACCCCTGTAAATATTGTTTATATGTTTAGGTAAAAATCATATAAACACCCCTATTAGTGTAGTCAAAATCCACCTACATTCCACCCTACACACACCATTCAATCTAAAAAAATAAAAAATAGATAGTTTCCATACCATATTTGCTATAGATTTTATTTATAAATATTTTTTCTTATGGTAAGTGTAGGGTGTGTAGGGAGTGTAGGGTCTTTTAGATATTACTATTTTTTCTTTCCGTCCGTTTTCATTTTTGTTTTTTTTACAAAAAAAAAATCCGTTTTGATTTTTCCTATACTAATAAAAACCCACCCTACACTATACATATATACACACCCCCTACACCTTTGGTTCTTTTCACCTAAACTTTTTTGTGGAAAATCCCAAAATTAATTTCTCCGTTAAGTTTATAATGCCGAAGTTTAGCAAAGAGGATTTCACCCCTGAAAACGCAACTCGCCTTTCAGTTATAATAATGCCGAAGATAGGCAAGAACCCACTCACCAGTTTTAAATCTCTCCCTGAAAGTCAAAAAACCAAGTTCAACCGCCTAATGAATGAATACATAGCAACTTTAGGAGAAAACTGGGAAGAGGTGATTTTAGCAGATTTCAATACCATAGTGAATGAGGATATTTTGAACGAAGATTTTGACCCCACCAAGCAGTTTGTTCCTGAACTCAATACAGGAAACACGCTCATATTGAGTGAGGAACAGAAGGAGTTTTTCGCAGATAAACCTGAAGAATTAGAGAAGATTACTGGAAAAGCATAGTATTATTTTCTCGTAATAGAATATAATGAACCCACCTGCTTCAGCACCGACAGACCGAGCAAAATACAGGGAACAATACCTTTCCAATTTAGCACTCCAAGCGTCTAATAACCAAAAGAACTTGAATGCTAATTTGATTTTCAAACAGACAGGGCAAACACCCTCACAACCGACAGATTTCCGCACCACTACTGAAAAGTCAGCAGATACAGACGGACTACGCAGGGAGGTTAGGTCTTTTATTGCCTCCGCAGGATTTACCAATACTACGAATGCGAATGAAGTCGCTCAAATGCTCTCCCCTGCGGATTTGTTATTTGTCGTCCAATACAAACTACTTATTAGCACAGATTTCAAGGGGCGTGGTGTCCCTGCGGAGGTGTTTATTGAATATATCCGCAAGTTGAAACGCAAGACCGAGCAAGTTCAAGGAGTAGAGTTTGGATTACAACAGGAAACAGGAGAGGCGATTTTAATGTCTAATCAGCAAATCGCTAATCTCTTACCTGACGAGGCAACTTTTAGAGCAATTAATATGGGTCTTGCTTCTGTAAGACAAGCAGGAAACCAAAACTCTCAAGAAATAATACGACTTTTACAAAGGATAGAGTTTGAAATGGAGCAAATGAGAGAAGCAATACCCACTCCAGCAGACCTCGCAGGTATGAACCAGTTGCCTCCAAACGCATTAGCACAGATACAGCAAATCTTAAACGACGCTTTGAGAGAAGTCCCTACAAGGGCAGAACTCTCTGCGGAACTACGAGATTTATTCCAAGCACTCCAAGCAGGGGACGAGGTAAGAACAACACAGGTATTAAGGTCTATGAGAGATAGTTTGGATATGAATGGAGCGACCCTTGCGGAACTTGCTGAAATCAAAGTTCTTATCGCTCAAGCAATAGTGGAAATGAAAACAGAAAAGAGAGAAGTGGAGGGTGAAGCACCTCCTCCACTCGCAGAGGCAACAGCATACCAACCTCCGTCAGGAAGAAAAAAGAATAAAGACGCATTAGAAGAGCGTTTTGACGAAATCCTACCATTAGAAGATTTCACTCACTCAACCCACTCCGCACAGAAAGCATATTTACTTCACCAAATAGATAATGGAAGATTACAAGGGGTTTCAAAGACAAAAATCCGCAACTCCAAACAAGAAAACGACCACGACGGAAGCGGTAAGGATATTTATCCAATCTTTCAAGATTTCTTATCACAGAACCAACCTGCCTCTGCCTCCGCAGGGGGCGAACAAAAGGAAGGAGGCAAAGGTTTAAAAGGGTGTGGATTGGCGAAACCGAAAGTGGTGCGTAATTACGCAAAGGCAGGAAAAATAGAAGGCGAGGTGGTGAAACCGAAACCCTATGCTCCCTTTGGACGCTTTGTAATTCACAAACCCAAACTCTCACAGGATATACTACAAATCCGCCGTTTGAGTGGTAATGCTACAAAAGAGTTTCCAACACAAAAGATTAGCAAAGGAGTATCACATATACTCAAGTCAATTTGCGGAGGGGTCATTCCACACATAGACCATATCGCAGGTTTAGGAGCAAAAGACCAAGAACACCTCCACAAGATTTTAAACTTCGCTCATATTGATAATGTGCCTGTTCCCACCCCAAAGACAGACGACGCAAAGGCGATAGATAGATTTGATATTTTGAAGGGAGAAATCCTTGCTGGGAATGATAATAAGACACTCGTGAGAGAGTTTAAAGTCCTACTAATGAAACTGGTTCAATCAGGTAGAATACCACGCAGGGAGGCACACGAGGTATTAACAGATTTGACCGCTTTGGGATTTTAGAGTATTTTTTTTCTCCGCAGATAGTATATAATGAACGGAGAAGCAGGTGATTTTGGTATAACCCAATTTAAAGTGTCGCACCCTCACATTTCAAACAATATCCCACCTATGAGAAGTGGTGGGTTTCAACCACCCTTTATTGCTGGTGGAAACCAAGTTGCTTTCTATTTAGGCATAAAGGGCAATAGTAATACTGAACCTGAACCTTGCTCCGCAGGGTGCTATTCAACTTATAAGAAGGTAATTAAGAAACATACGAAAAAATAATCTCACATAGTATTATATAATGGTCGCTACAATTGTTCTCAATCAAAACAACTTGGTCGCAAACGGAGCAAATAATACCTTTGTGTATAATTTTCCCAACTCGGTTGCCTTTCCACACCACGAAATAGCAATCCAATCCGTTAGTATTTTTTACTCTTGGGCGAATATAGATATAACCCTTGCGAACAATACATTTACCATATACTTCCCCACTAACACCGCAGGGGCGGTAAGCACAGGCACTTCACAGATTTCGTCCTACACAATCACCATTCCAACAGGACAATATGAGATTACAGATTTGAATGCCCTGCTTCAGTATTATTGTATCAAGCAGGGGTGGTATTTGATTAACTCCGCAGGGCAGAATGTCTATTTTTTGGAAATGTTTGTGAATGCTACGAGATATGCCGTTCAAGTCAATACTTTCCCCTTACCTGCCTCAACCAATTTCACTTATAGTAGCGGTGTTTGGACTGGTAATGCTGGAACAGCATACGCAGGTTGGACTACCCCTGTAGCAAATACCCAGTCAGGAATAAGCGGTTGGAATGGATTTCCAACTACAAGTAATTCAGGTTCTACCATTACAACTTTAACGAGTGGAACAATCTCTACCGCAGGTGTTTTGACTGCTACTCTTACTGCTGGTGCTGTTATTTCCACAGGTGTAGGCAATTATGTTTCGCAAGGTGGAACGAATTATTTAATCAATAGTGGAAGTGCTGGAACTTACCAAGTATCACCCTTACCTGTTTCAACTATCACTCTCACAGGAACAGGATTGAATGTAATTAGTGCTGGAACTCTACTTAACCCCTGTCTTGCTTTTCCAGCAAGGTTTAGCACATTAGTCGGTTTCGCTGATAATACACAAACAAGAGGAACAAGCACAAATGGAACAATCAGCACCTCCGCACCAACTATCGCACAATTAGACCAAACAGGCACAAACAAATCCTTCTTATCTTCTACTGCTCCGCAAGTCCAACCTAACTCTTCCATTTATTTTAGCATATCCAATATTGAAAACAAATATGCTATTCCCAACTCTATTATCTTCTCACTCAACCCAGCAGTAGCATTTGGATTACAAATCAACGAATACCCTCCGCAGTTTGCTTGGAACAAACTCTTAAACGGAACATACAACAATATCCGCCTACAGATTTTAGGATTGGACTACCAACCCCTCAAGATTTTAGACCCAAATATGACGATTGTCTTGGTAATCCGTGATACAAAAGATAATGGTCTTAATGAAATAGTCAATCAAGTTCAAGGAGGGAAAGGTTAATTTAGGCGATTTTTATTTCTCTGCTTAATTATATAATGAGTGGTTTGATAGGCAACGACATTACCGAACAATACCTTAACAAGTGCTATGAGGACTTTAGCAAAGAACAAATGAGATTAATGACCGCTATGAAGAATGGTGGTGGTGAAGTGGAAGAAAAGGATAAAGAGTTGGATATTCAAAAGCAATTGACTATGTTGAACTCTCTTATGATTGGGGTATTAAGATTTAGAAACCTCCGCAAGAAGGTTGCTATTAAGGGTAATTCAGTTTAGCATTTTTTCTCTGTCTATGTATATAATGGTTGATATACACAGACGCAATCCTCATATATACTTGGGTGGTCGTATCCACCGCAGGAAGTTATGTGGCGAAGGTATGGGTTCGGTAATTTTGAATGTAGGTGGTGCTGGTGGTGGTTCTTCTTATCCTTCTGTAAATGAATATGAGGACACAACAGGACGCAGGGTGGTAGGCGGTGCTTTAGCAAGATTTCAACCCCACGCCGAGAAACATTTGTCCGCCAAATTGGAGAAACTTTTAGTCAAACCTCTCAATAAGAAACCTACGAATATCAAGTTTGATATGTAAGATTTAGGAAGACCTCCAACTAATTAGAATACCATTCCAATATTTTTTCTCTTGGAATAGTATATAATGTCTGCCGATACGCTCGTCTTTGATATGTCCTCGCAGAGCGAGGGGTCGCCCTCCGTTTTTGTCCGTAAGGATTGGTTGAGTATTTTAGACAACCAAAACCAAAACTATCAGGGTAATCAGTCCGTTATAGACACCTCCCAGTTGGCGAACAGCAATAAGTATATGAACTACAGAGAGGCATACTTTCTCTGCCCTTTAGTGCTTACACTTACAGGTCAAGGTTCTTCCACCTACTTCACACCCTCCACCGCTCTTAATTCTGCCGACTTTGCTGTTGGTCTTAAAAACTGGTATGGTTCTATCGTCCATTCCTTCACTTTAGATTACAACGGAACTACCATTATCCAGCAAACTCCCTATGTCGGTATGTGGAACACATTTAAATTAATGACCTCACTTTCCTATGACGACCTTATCACCCAGTCCTCGCAAATCGGTTTCTACCCTGATAATGCTTTGTCTTGGTCGTATGTTTCTTCTTCTTCGCAAAGTGGTATTGGAACTTGTAATAACAACAACGCTCCTGCTCCTGCTGTTGTATCTCTTGCCTTCGCAAGTGGAGAGCAATTCAACGAAGGATTATTGAAACGCCAACAAGCGTGGGCGTTTGACCCTCAAGGTATTACTGGTGCTGAAACCAACGCCCAAACCTTTAGCACTCTTATCAGCACTTCTTCTCTCAACCAACTTTGGAAATCTTACATTTGGAACAAGACCTATCAATCCTCCGCCTCCACCTATGGTGTTTTCCAAGTTGCTATTAGTGCTGTTATTTACCTTAAACACCTTGCCTCTTTCTTTGAGCGTGTTCCTCTGCTTAAGGGTGTGTTTATGAAAATGACCCTCAACTTCAACCAGTCAAGCGTCGCTTTTAATGTTGCTTCTACTCAAACAATCGCCTCCATTACTGCTGGTAGTGTTTCCACCGCAGGTGTCCTTACTGCTACAACCTATACTGGAATAATTACTGGTGAAATCGGTCAATACATTACCCTTTCAAGTGTAAATTACACAATCGGTCAGCAACTTACCGCTACTACTTGGGAGTTGGATAAAGCACCTGCTTCTGCTATTACTATCTCAAGTGCTACTGCTGTGAATGACCCTAATATTGAACCAAATCTCACCTTCTCTTCGGTTGTTCCTACCTCACCTTTAGGTGGAGTTCAACCTATTATGTTGGCGAGTGCTTTGAACGAAACCTCCCCTGCCTCCCTTCCAAGCGGAGGTGCTGGTGCTTATGTTGCTGGTTCTTATATCGTATCCCTTGCGGTGGGTAATAAAACTCTCAATACCACACAATCAAGTATCGCAGGTGTAAATCCAAGTCCTCTTTCAGGTTCGCTCATTCTTAATGTCCCTGCCTACACTTTTAACCCTGTGTTTGAAGCGTCTTACCTTTCCAGTCCTATTAAAAAGATTGTCTATACTGATATTTACCAATACCAAGTCGTTAATACAATCAAGAACGGAATTAACTTCAATCAACTTATCAGTAATGGAATTGCTAATATTAAGAGCGTATTGGTCTTGCCTTTTTTCTCTGCTTCCCAAACCACAGACAACTTTGGATACTCCCCTATCTTATCCCCCTTTGACCCTGCTGGAGGTGGAACAACCTCTCCTCTCTGCTTGTTCTCCCAGTTCAACATTCAAATATCAGGACAGAACGCCATTTACAACACGGAGCGTTATTCTTACGAGCAGTTCCTCAACCAACTTCACGGACAGAATGCCGTTAATGGTGGTATGACCGACGGAATGACGAGTGGTTTGATAGACCAAAAGGCATTTGAAAGTTCTTACTGCTACTACTATGTTAATTGTGGTCGTATGCTCCCTGTGGAGGAGGCAGTTCCAAAATCGGTTTCCGTCTTGGGTCTTTCTATGAGTGCCTTACCAGTTGATTTGTTTATCTTTGTGGAATATGGTGTGGAGGTGTCCCTTGATATTCTCACAGGTGCGAGAGTTTAATTTTGAGATAATGTCGGCATTATCTAATATTTAGTGTTTCCCATTATTTTTTATCTCGGTATAAAATATAATGGAGTTCCCAGTAGTCAAAATCGCTTCCAACCCACGCCATTTAGGCAAGTTGAAGAAAGGAGGCAAGGTTCGTCTTTGCGGAGGCGACTTCCCTTTAGCATTACACCCTGATAATCACAAGAAAGTAATGAAAGCATTTATGAAGGGAAAGGGTATTCATATTGCTCTTTCACCTGAAGAAATAAAGCACAATCACGGCAGAGGTTTCTTTGACGATATTGGAAACGCTTTAAAATCCGCAGGAAACTATGTGAATGATAAAATAATCCAACCAGCAGGTAAGGTGATAGTCCCAGTCGCAAAAGAAGCAGGAAAGGTCTTGCTCCCAGTCGCCAAAGATTTAGCAAACAAAGGGATTGATATGGCGGAGCAGTATGCCCCTGAACTTGCTGGTTCTGCCCTTGCTGGACTTGCTACTTTTACAGGCAATCCTGAACTTGCCCCTCTTGCTTACACCGCAGGTTCTCAATTAGGTAAAGCAGGAGGCAAATACCTATCAGGTGTAGCACACTCAAAGGTGAATGAGTTTGACCCTTATCGTTCTCAACAACAGGCACAAATCACTTACAATCCTACTGCTCCGCCAAGCAGACAACCCCAAGTGAATAGTATGATTAATGATTTCACAGGTCAAGATTTAGGCAGATTAGACAAAGCAAGTATGGGTTCATATCTCGCTGGTTTGGATTTATCCTCTTTGGAGAGTTTAGTCCAGCAAAAGCGTAGGCAACTCAACGCTCCCCATTTTGATTACAGCGGTGGTAAGAGTTTGTCCCAGTTTGCCGACGCAGTCCCACCTACAGGAATGGGATTATACGGACACGGATTATACGGACACGGATTATATGGTGGAACTCCTATGGGTCGCTCTATGTCCTCCGCAGGAAGGGGTCTATATGGAGGAGATATAATAGACGACGCATATCACGGAGCAAGAGATTTGTTTGGTATTGGTTTGTATGGAGGAGCAGTTCCCCCACGCAGACACAGACCTCGTATGGAAAAGGGTTCTATTGGTATTCAAGGTAATCTTTTGGGAGCAACTGAACCACCTGCTCTACGCAGTCAAGCATACTCCTCAAACTTCCAGTTTAATCACACTCTCCCTCCTGCCTTTCAAAGACACGGAGTAGGGTCAGGTCTGTTTTAGAGTGTAGTAGTGTATAGTGTAGGGTGTCTTAAAGTTCGTATAGGAAAATTATAAACTGATTTTTTTTTTGTAATCTCAACAAAAAAATCCAAGAGGGTAAGAAAAATCTATCTAATCAAAATACACCCTACACTATACACTCTACACTAACTAATAATCTAATTCTCTTTTACATAAGTGGTAAGCATATTTGAAGAAGAACCCATATTCGTCATATCAGCGTCAATCTTCTTCTTTTGTTCCAAAGTATCAGCATATTTGTCGGTCAAATAGGTATGACGCAAGGCATTCACTCCCACTTTCTTTCCGTCAAAGAGTTTGTTAAGACGCTGGTTCAGTTTCACAGAAGATAATGGGTTCATATTTGTATCAAAGAGAAGGTAATCAGTAGGGTTCTTTTTAATCCACTTGGTAAGAAGTGCCTTGAGAGTAGGAGGGATAGAAACCTTTTGTTCTCCATAGCACTTGGCGGTCTTGTATGAATTGAATACCAGTTCCGCCTTGCGGAGGTAGTTGTCTTTAGCAGGGTCTATATCTTTGATTTTGAAATCGCAGAAATCCTTACTGCGTCTTGGTGCGATAAACATTCCGCCTAAAAGAGAGAGGATAATGAAGGATTGGATTTGCTGAAGGTCGCCTTGCGTAAGGTGGGACTTCTTGTAGAGGAGGTCGGCATTTCGTTTGAGTTGTTCCCAAAGTTGTTTAATATCCGCACCAGCAACCCAGTTCTCCTTTTGGGTTTCGCTCTTTTCCTGCTTACCTATTTCGTGATTGTAGGTTTTAATATCGTCCAACATTAAATCACGATACTTTTTGTCGTCGGTAATAATGACTAAAGCACTCAAGATAGTTTTGCGTTTGTTCGCAGGAAGGTCTTTCAAGTGTGCTAAAACCTTGTCGGTTTCGTCAAACTTCTTTGGGTCTATATCACCAGCACCAAAGACATTCTTGTAAAGGTTCTTTAGGATACTATTGTAAGTAGTGATACTACTTGCGGAGAGTTGAGGACGCTTACTTTGGATTAGTTCTTTTAAATCAACCATTCTATAATCTTTAGGGAGAAATTAATTTTCGTTGGTTTTACCCAAAGTATTTTCTTAACTTAATGTATAAACGGAATGTTGGATTGTGCTGGAAATCTTGTCCCTGTTGTCTTTCCCACGCAAGGTGGTTGTCGTCCTACTGGATTGAGTGTGCTAAATAATGATATTGCCTTTGGAACAAAATTAGAAATGCCTGTGATAAATATACTGGAACAACATTTCAACGAAACTATAAACAGAGCGGAGGACAAGTTCAGTCCATTTGACGCTTACAGCGAGAATACCAAATATGAGATAAAGAGCAGACGAAACCGCTACAATCAATACCCAACTACGATTATCGCCTGTGATAAAACGAGAACCAAAGGCAGATTGGTCTTTGTCTTTCACTTTACCGACGGACTTTACTACATAGAATATAATGAGGAGAAGTTCCGCAAGTTTGAAATCAAACCAGTATCCGCTGTTAGAGCAGGAGGGGTCAGGACACTCAAAGACCATTTCTTTATTCCTATAGAATGTTTGGAGAAAATTAACATTTAAAACTCTGTATCCATTTCAAAAATATCTGCTGATTGTTCTTTATTCGCCAAAGCATATTCGCTCACACGGCATTCAAAGAAATTAGATTTCCGCTCTATGCTAATACTTTCCATATATGAGAAGGGACAAGATACTCCCCAAATCTTATCATATCCAAGTTGTAAGCATACTCGGTCTGCTACAAACTGAATGTATTTCGTCATTAGTCCGCTATTCATTCCAAGAAGGCGACAGGGCAACGCTTCGCAGATAAACTCTGTTTCAATAGCGACTGCTTCTTTGATAATGGAATGTAATTTGTTCTGCGATAATTTGTTATTGAGTTTTTTATATAACGCAATACCAAACTCCGTATGTAGTGCCTCGTCCCTGCTAATGAGTTCATTTGAGAAGCAAAGACCTTGTAATAGGTTCTTGGAGCGAAACCAATATATAGCACAGAACGCTCCGCTGAAGTGAATGCCCTCAACACAAATAAAAGCAACAAGACGCTCCGCAAAGTCGCTACTGCTTTGGATATGTTCTTTTACCCAATCTGCCTTCCTGCGGACGCAAGGAAAGTTTTGAATGGCGTTGAGTAGGGTTTCCTTTTCCTTCTTGTCGTGGATATAAGTATCAATCAAAGTCGCATATACCTCTTGGTGTATTCCCTCTATCGCCATTTGAAACCCATAGAACAATCTTGCTTCGCTGTTTTGGACTTCATTCATAAAACGGCAACAGATATTCTCATTAATCAATCCGTCCATACACGCAAAGAACGCAAGTATCATACTGATAAAATATCTCTCGTTGTCGTCCAATTTGTTCCAGTCATTCATATCCTTACTCAAATCCACTTCCTCCGCCACCCAAAAACAAGCAACCGCTTTCTTATACATTTCATATAAATCCTGATACACCACAGGTAGGACTACAAAGCGTTTATCGTCAGGAGTTAGTAAGGGTTCGTTCATATATATAACGCAAGATAATAACCCTAAATCCGCCTCCGCAAGGCATAAAACGATAATTAATCGTTAAATAAAGATACAAATAATACATATAATATGAAAGTTAATCATTAATCTTCAAATTATATAGCATTTGCGTAATAAAAATATTTTTATTTAGTATTATCTATATTATTTCAATATTAATCATTAACTTAATATTGAATTAATGCTATTATATAGCAATAAATCGCCTTTTTAACTATCATTTAAAGCATACTGGGGTCTGTAATCACATTACGAGAACGAGGAGCAGGAATATCTCCACCTTTCATTCCTTTCTTCTTGCGGATACTCGCCATATATGCTTTTGCTTCTGCTGAACCTTTGACGAGGCGTTTGGGTTTCTTCAAACCATAACCAGTTTCCTTTCCAATCAAATCACCCAAAGCATTCCCTCCTGCTTTACCTGCCTGACCTAAAGCGACACCACCAAGACCACCAAGTTCAGGTGCGAGGAAATTACCAAGAGTAGAACCTGCTACTTGACCTGCGATTGGTAATCCTTTGTGAATGAGAGTAGAGGCAATATCTTTACCTAACTGCGGAGTGAATGTTTGTTCGGCAACTTGCTTTACTGGTTCAAATGCTTTAGGTATATCTTGAGTGAATGCTTTTTCTACTCCGTTCTTTTTTGGGTCTAACCAATCCCACATTCCCTCACCTGCTATGTGATAGTGGTGGTGGTGGTGAATACCACTTGCGGAGGGGTGTCCGTTAGGGTCGTGAAAGATTGTATCCATAGCGTTTGGGTGTAATGCGTGGATAGGCATAGGCGACCAAGTGCGAGGGTCAGCACCCATTAGATTTCCGTTTTTGTAAGGCATTACAGCAGGTCGCATTACTGCGTTAGAAACAGGTAATCCTACGATTGCTCCGCCGTTTAATCTGTGAGAGGGCATTATATTATTATGGTGAGATTTTTTTTTCAAAATAACATTCAAATAGAACCTTGCTCTCTTTAATGTTCTTGGTTGATATTCTTTTGGATTTGCTAAAATACTCCTTGCGAAGTGTTCTAAATCTTCAATCTCATTATCAGGGTGTTCTTGATTATATCTCTCAAATTGTTTTGTGAAAGAACCCCAATTCAAATGCTCCCAGTCAGGTAAGTCGCCTCCTTCCAATACCACATTCGCCCTTCCTGCTATATCTGTTAAAGTATTGAGCGTCCTGCGTAGGCGAGGAAATCCCTCTAATATCTTGTGTGCGTCCTGACCTATGAAATCTTTTGTTCCTTGATTTTCTATTCCATTCGCTCTCAAAATATACTCAATCCAGTTTCCGCAGTTATTACTCTTTGCGGAGTAAGAAAAGAACTTCTCGTCGCCAACTGACGCTCTGCCTTTTTCCAATAATTCTCTAAAGGTTGTATTGCTTGGTGTGGGTGCGTCTTGTTCTTCTTCTTCTTTTGCTTTCTTTGGATTGACTTGTAAATGTATGACCTCATTCTTCTCGCAAAGGATTACTGCGTTGGGTAATTTGACCCACATACTAATATGAAATAGTTTGTCCTTTGGTTCTTCTTTTAATCTTCTTGCGGTTTCACCTCCAGTCCAAAGTGAAAGAATGCCTGTATAAACACTCGGCAAGACGAGGCGGTGTAATGATACGCCCTGAACCTGTTGGTCGCCATATTTATCTATTATCGCCTTTGCGGAGGGTGGGTAATCCATTCTGCCGTGTATGACTTTGTTTCCAATATCACTCACTTTATTTACGACTGCCTCTACAGGGTTGATTACCAAAGATTTCACTTTGGAAAGCAGACCTGAAAAGATACTGCCTCCTTTAGTGTTTCCGTCCCTTCCGTCGTCGTATTCGTCGCCGTCGTCGTCGTCGCTACTATCACCAGTTCGGTTTGGATTTAAACCACCAGTCAAACCTCTTGCGTATTCGTAGGGTCTTATTTTTGGATTGTTTGATTTCACAACTGGGATTTCTTTTTCGCCACTCAAATAGGGTTCTAATGCCTTTCTGTGTTCCACATAGTTTCCTGAATATGAAACGCTGTGTGCTATTCCTGTTTCCCTTTGTATCTTTTTTAATTCTTCTCCTGATTGTGTCGGTTTCGTTCTATCCCCAAACTTTCTCTCCATTACAGAATTATCGTATTTGTTTTTATGACTTCCATAAGCAGATAGGTCAGGATAAAACCACCACAACGCTTCGTTTGCGTCCCTGTTTGCGTCCCATAAAGCGTCTGTGATTTTCTTTTCTTTTTCTTCCTTTTCCTTTTTTTCTTTTTCCTCTCTTTTTTTTGTTGCCTTATCCTCCCTGCGTGTCTTCTTTTCTTCCTTTTCTTTTGCTACTCTTTCTCTTTGTTGTTCTCGTGTTTCTTTTGCTGGTGGAGCAGGTTTCTCCTTGCGTGGTCTTCCTCGTTTTGCCTGTTTTTTATATATAGTGTATGTTCCAGTTTCACTATCATATCCTCCCTTATCACTATCACTATCGCTCTCACTTTCAGGCGGACGCTCCTTGCGTGGTCTTCCTCTTGGTTTTCTTTCGCCTTGCGGAGCAGAACCCTTTTTCAAATTATCTCCATAATGTTTTAGGTCTTTCTTGTATGTTAATCCCTGTAATTCGGCATTCTTTTTCAAAAAGGCAGGACGACCTCTTGGTTTTACTGGTTTGTCTGTCTTGGGATATATACCTTCTTTGTGTTGATTTGCTTCCCACCTGCGGAGTTTCTGTTGGTCTGTAGGATTAAAATCCTCTATGGACGGCATATCTATTCCTTCTTCTACTGCTATTTCAGGTTCAAGCGAGGAAGGACTACGATTTAAATCCACCACTAATTCTTTATTACGCTTCGCAAGGTTGCGGATAGTAGTAATGGGATTTAATAATTTCCAACCTTTCTTTGTTTTTGTAGCAAAATAAGGTGGTAAATTAAGTTCATATTGACCTACTACTGGGACTTTTAAATCACCTCCGTCTAAATCAAAAGTAATTGCCTTTACCATTATATATTATTCATTAGATTTTTTTTTTATAGATTTAATTATAGGAGTGTAGGGTGTATAGTGTAGGGTCTATTTTTATTAAGTAGATTTTTTTGAGAACTGGATTTTTTTGTTGAGATTACAAAAAAAAAATCGGTTTGTAATTTTCCTATACCAATTTTAAGACACCCTACACTATACACTCCTACACCTTTATTCTAATATGAGCGTCGTCGTCTTGTCCGTCTATACTATCAGGGTCGGCAATATGTCTAATATCACCTGCTTTGAAAATATCCACAGGGTTCGCCTCTCTTACCTTTGCGTCCGCAGGACGAAAGAAGTTCTTAAGCACCCATTCGTTTTTGTGGTGAGAAGTGGTCTTATCTAAATCGTCAAACAAATCAGTAAATCCAGCACAATCCGTATAGAGGTCTTTGGTTCTGCCGTCCCAAGCATTAATGAAATGACCGAAGGCGAGGCAATACCACCCACACGCAGAGTTCATTAGCGACTGAATATCTTTTGTATTATAAGGCAAGTGAGGCAATCCACAGAACTTTTGGACGATTTGCGGAGGAGGAACACCAAAGGGGTCAAAATACACACCCTCAATCTTTCCTGAAGGATATTTGTTAATTTGAAAGGCGGTATAGTGCGAACCCTCGTTTCTTTGTCCGTCCTCGTCAAACTCGTTCTCCATATTAATAATGTAAAACTTGTTGTATTTCAGTTTCGTTTTTGCTAAATTATCTTTGAAATCACAGAAGACAAGAGGAACACTCATTTTCTTCGCCAAGTCCCATATTTGCGTATCAGTCAAACTCATTCTATAAACTAAAGCGAGAAATTAATTTTCGCTAAACTACCAAAGTAATTGGTCGGCGTAATACCCCCTTGAACCGACTTTGTGCCTATCCTTCTCGTGTCGTATTTTGTAGAGTTCTCTGCGTCGCTTTGCGTATGCTTCACCCTTTTCCTCCAAATAGGTAGGATAATCCTTATAACCATTCGCCCCACAATAGGTAATAAATAATCCATTCTTATCATACACCTCTAATTTATATTTGGGATTATCACTTGGAAAGACCTGAACTCCCAATCTTTTTGCCTGTTGTTTGGTATAATCCTTAATAGGATACAGACCTGACCCTTTGGATTTGAATGGAGGCAGGTTCTTTTCTCCCTTGATTTCCTGTTTCAAAGCAATCTGTTCCCTTGCGTTGCGTGGGTCTATCTCGTCGGCAGTCAAAGGGGTTGAAACATTCACTCGCCTATGCGGACGATATACAGGATACTCTTTGCCTCCAATATCTCCCCAATCCTCTTTGAACCACCTTGCGAGGTTTCTTGGTTGTCCGTCGTCGGCATATTCCCCACCTGCTTCCTTGTAATGTTTGACTATCCAACCACTCTTGTATGCGGAGGGTTTTTCAAATACTTTATCCGCTTCACGCTTAATGCGGTTATATAATCGCTGGTCTAATATAATAGGCATATACTATTATAGTAGAAATTAATTAAACTAAATTATCCTTACTCTCTGCGTTGGGTAATACTTGCGGAGGAGGAGGGTGGGTTATTCTAAACTCTTCTTCTTTTTCTTCTGCTTCTGTGTCCCTGACTATTTTGATACAACAACAAGACACCTCTTTACATTTGGATTTATACGCCATAGAGGTCATTTTGAGAATAAAACCAACTATAGTGGTGATAAAAAAACTCCAAAACACAGCGTCAAATATTCCTGTATCCATATACTCTTTGCGGAGAAATTAAGTAGTGTAATTAGTCGCCTCCAAAGAATAATAAGAAGCAGTCCCATAGTATAAATATTTGATAGTCATATTTGCGTATCCTCCTGCTGGAACAACAAAGGTAGAAGAAAAGTTCGCTCTAATACCTGCTACTTTATTGAATGTTAAATTACCTGAACCACTATTCAAAATCGCCACTTGTGCTACTCCGTTTAATGGGAAATTAATAAAAGAATAACCTGTAATTGTATTGGTCGTTCCAGTAGCGTTAATATAAAAAGAAGGAAAGGTTCTTGATTGAGCGTTGAATACGATTGCCCCACTTGAATTAACCGAAATTGAAGTGGTAGGTAATTGAAGTGTGGTTGGTGTAGTAATACCTGAACTATTAATCGCAAAATAAGTAGAACCAAAAGTAGTAGGGTTTGTATCACCAAGAGCATAGTTTCCTGAACTTCCCAAACCGAATGTTAAAGTTCCCTCACTCACTCGTAAAATAGTAGGAGTTGTATTAATACCGCTACTCGTATCAGGATTAACAAACATATCAACACAAGTATTAAGATTACTTTGAAATCCAAGATTATAATTAGTATCAAGACCACTTGGAACATATGTAGTAGTCATATTCACACAAGACCCATTCATTAGATAATTTCCAACAGAATAATTTGCTGACGCTGGTGTGGGATAAACATTAGAATAAATCCAATATTTCGGTTGTGTGAGGGAACTACCTGATTGTTTCCTTTCATATATTCCACTACTACCATTCGCAGTATTAGACGCAGAACAATAATAAGAATAATCAACACTACTACTCGTTCCTATAACTGATAATGTTTTATTTATGTCGCTTCCTGTGATTGTTAATGGTAAAGTATCACTTGCGGAAGTATAAAATGTAGTAGTAGTAGCATAGTGTCGTATAGAGGAGAAAGGATATTTTGTTATAGTTCCTCCTGACCCCAACGCACCAATATTCAACTCTTTTGTTATTGACGAAGGTTGATAAATATTTGTTGAATTGACCGACGCAGTAGAAAACCAATTAGCGTCAAAAATAGATTGGTGAGAACTATTATCGTCCAATTGAAGCGGTTTATAAATCCTAAAATAACTCGTGTTTAATAGACCAAGATTAGAAGACGCAATTTGTAGTTGTAGTGAAGTTCCAGCATTCAAACTTAAAGTAGTAGCAGTAGTAGAAACCTGACCTTGATTGATAGTCATAGTTCCTCCTGAATTAGCAATCACCATACTACCTGTCCCAATTGTATTGGTAGAACCTGCGGAATAAGCAACAAACGAACTTGTAGTCAAAGCACCTGTGCTGGGGTTGTATGTTAGAGGAGAGGAAGTATCGTCAATATATAATGGTTTATTACCTGTTCCGCTCGTTTTCACAAAAGGTAAATAATAAGTTCCGCTGGTATTATCAGCAGTTATTCCAACATTCGTAGCATTCGTAGCATTTAAAACACTACCATTAAACGAACCTGTGAAAGTTGTAGCAGTCAATTCACCTGTGCTTGGATTGTAAGTAAGAGGGGTTGTAGTATCGTCAATAAAAAGGGGTTTATTACCTGTTCCGCTCGTCTTTGCGAAGGGTAAATAATAAGTTCCGCTGGTATTATCAGCAGTTATTCCAACATTCGTAGCATTCGTAGCATTTGAAGCGTTTGTAGCAGTTCCGCTCATTCCATTTTTATCAATTGTATTGGTGGTTGTTCCGTCTGTAAGCGTAATAACACCTTGCTTAATTCTTGCGGTATTGACGGAAGCACCAGCACCAAACTCTTTAAAAATTACTCCACCTTGTCCTGCGGTTGTTTGAATTGAAAAATTATTCAAACTTGCGTCGTAGTAGTTTAAACCAAATATATCACCTACATTCGCAGGATTACTTGATTGTAATGTAATAGTTTGATTGGGACTTGCGGTTGTGCTTTGAAGTGATATTGTGTTAGACACATTCAACCCAGTAGGCGTGGGATTATCACATATAGCAGTCAAATTGAGAGGGTTTATGGTATAAACTCCATTCACCAACCACCCACCAGCACCAACAGCAAGAGTTCTTGATAATGCTGTATTTGTTAATAATATTCCGTCGCTGTCTGCTTGGACTATTTTGTTTCCAGCACTATTCACCGAGTAAAATAGTTGAGGGATTAATCCAGTTTGATTTGCTAAATCATAGGTCGCCATTATATATTACACAAAGATATTATTTTTGATTTTAAGGCGTTATAGCGACGCAAAGGAGATATACATAGCAGTTGGTTATTGAGGTGGTAGAGGTCAAAGTTGCTATTGTATTGAAACTACCACTTGCGGAGGGAGGACAAGTTCCGCTATTTTCACCGACAGCACTACTCACAACAGACCAACTCAAAGTAGCACCTATAGCATTCACAATAGAAGGGATATATGCCGTCCCATTTGCGGAGTATGTGTAGTTTTGTTGGAAACCAGCACAATAGGTAATTTGAGTGCTTGAACTTCCTGTATAGGTTTGATACACCATATTACCTGTAGCAGTAAAGAATGTTCCACTTGGAACAATAGAACCATAGTTTATACTGGTCGTTCCCAAATTGCTCTTACTTGCTTGAGAAGGATAAAGGTCGCTATAAAGAGAATAAGAGTATGCCCTCTTTGATAATACGGAAGACATATTTGTAAAAGACCAAGAGTTCGTCCCTGTTGCGTCGCTTCTAATGGTAATCACAGACGCTCCACTTGAACCATTACTCGCAGTTGTGATTTGTCCGTAGGAATTAATCGTCGCATTCAAATTGGTATATGTCCCTGCTGGGGAGGGTGATAATGGGGACAAAGCATTCGCTTTTACAAAGGCAGTCGTCGCTATGGTTGTATCATTTGAACTACTACTTGCGGTGGGTGCTGTTCCTGAACTGGTAATCGCCAAGTTGGGGATTGTTTCTAAACCTGATTGTGCCTTTGGGAACTGAAGAAACTGCGTCTTCAAACTATCA